CAAACCCTTCGAACGGAGATGCCGTTTCGATAGCCAGCTTGTTGCTTGCTTTGAGGGCATGATATAGAACTGTGTAGAAGTAGATGTTTGTGAAGTCAATCGACTCTTCATCTCCATAGTGCATTAGCTCCTTTCCAAAGTATCCATGTAGGTTCATCTGACCTAGACCAATAGCACGTGACTTGCGGTTGCCCTCAGCAACAGACATTACAGAGTCGATATAGGATAGCTCAGATACGGCTGTGAGCGATCTGATGGCTACCTCAATAGACTTGCCGAAGTCTGGTGACTGCATGGCGTTAGCAATGTTTAGCGATCCCAGATTACAGGAAATATCCTTACCAATATCCTTGTACGACATGTCATTGTTATACGTGGTAGGAGTGTTTACCTGAAGGATTTCAGAACATAGGTTAGACATGTTGATACGTCCGTCAATTGGATTAGACTCATTGACAGTATCTTCATATACAATGTATGGATACCCTGACTCGAACTGAAGTTCTGCAATACGCTCGAATAGCTCACGAGCCTTGATCTTGGACTTACGGATGCGTCCATCGTCTACCAGAGTTTGGTACATCTCTGTAATAGAAATGTCAGACATTGGCTTACCATAGAATCGCTCTACATCATATGGAGAGAACAGGTACATGTCATCACCATTCTTAGCAAGTTCAAGAGTAATGTTTGGAATCACTACCCCAAGACTTAGAGTCTTGATACGAATCTTCTCGTCAGCGTTCTCACGCTTGGTGTCTAGGAAACGCATGATGTCTGGGTGGTGTGCGTTTAGGTAAACCGCACCTGCACCCTGGCGAGCACCAAGCTGGTTGGCGTAGGAGAATGCATCTTCAAGCATCTTCATTACAGGAATGATTCCAGAAGACTGGTTTGCAATCTTCTTAATTGGTGCACCCTGCTCACGTACGTTGGTTAGGTTTAGTCCTACACCACCACCACGCTTTGATAGCTGGAGTGATGAAGTAACTGCACGAGCAATTGACTCCATGTTGTCTTCGACACGTAGCAGGAAGCAAGATACAAACTCTCCACGCTGTGCCTTGCCAGCGTTTAGGAAGGTTGGGGTGGCAGGTTGGAAGCGACCCGTAATAATTTCGTCTACAACATCCTTTGCAAGCTGCTCTTCTCCACGACCCAGCATAAGACCATTCATTACGACACGGTCCTCAAAACGTTCCAGGTATCGCTCACCATCAAATGTCTTGAGGGCATATGAGGTGTAAAACTTGTAAGCACCAACGAAAGTTGGGAACCTAAACTTATAAGAGTAGGCATGCTTGAATAGCTCTTTAACAAAGCTAAAGTCATACATATTAAGTATGCCTCTGTCATAGTAATCGTTGTCTACCAGATACTCTAGCTTCTCTTCTAGACTGTGAAAGAATACTGTATTTTGGTTTACGTGGTCAAGGAAGTATGCTCTCGCTGCTGCCTTGTCCTTGTCAAATTGAATCTTGCCATTTGCATCATATAGATTGAGCATGGCGTTTAGCTCATGATAGCTGTAGTTATCCATACAGTATTTCTAACCTCTCTTTTACTTTTTGTACATCGTGTTCTGTGCCAAATATTTCTACCCTGGCAACAATGGGCACTCCAGTTTTAGCAGAGATCATATCTGCTGCTTTGCAAAAATGCTCTCCAAAATTTGTGTTGCCAAATCCAACAACCCCCTGGAGAAGGTCCCTGTTATTTGGAACATTTAAAAAAGCTCTCACCTGTTTAGGAATAGCAGACCTGTCAGAGCCACCGCCATAGGTTGGAACGAATAAGACAAATGGCCTGTCCATCTCTACGGTGCCTGATTGAATTTCAATCCTGGTAGCTGGCATTCCTAATTTTTCTACAAATCTCTTAGTGTTTCCAGAATGATTTGAAAAATAGACAATGTCTATGGACATCTATTTTACTCCCTCTTTTTTGATCTGGTGACAATAAAGGGGAAGAACTTTTGTCCTTCCCCTCTATCATTTTATCACGAACTACTTGATGAACGCAAGCTTCTGAGCCTTTGGCTTTCCAACGTTGTACTTCTTTACAAGCACGTTGTACTGCCACTTTAGCTTACGAACAACCTTCTCTAGGTCTGCCTTAGCAGTGTTTGCTGTGGCTAGATCTGCAGTCAAGGTTGCTACAGCAGCTAGAGCAGCACCAAGCTCTGCCTCAATGTTGCGTGGCTGGTTAACTGCAATAGTCGCTACAGCAGAAGAGCTAGCAGCAAATGCAGTTACAGTTACGTTACCAGTTGCTGGCAAGGTTACTACGTGGCTTACAGTACCAGAAGTGGTAGTGGTAGCTGTTGCAGTAGTAATAACACCGTTGGTGTTGATTACTAGATTAACAGTACCGCCAGACTTTGCGTTGTTGTACTTGTCAAATGCAGATACAACTACAGACTGAGTTGAGCCAGCTAGACCAGTTGCTGGTGCAGCTAGTGCAACCTTAGCAAGGTCACCCGCTGTTCCCTTTACATGGTAAGTTGTCTGAGTGTTACCAACAGTAACAACTACAGAACCTACAGCCGTGGTCTTCGTGAATACGAATAGCTCTACGCTTCCGCTAGTGCTTGCGTTTACGGTCAGAGTTGCTGAACCAGAAGCTGCAGTTGCACCAGTCAGAGTTGATAGTAGTAGTGCATTGGTAGCAGTTGCAGAAACGGTAGTGCCATTGGCAACTCCCGAAACAGAAATGCTCAATGCGTTTGAAGATGATACGTTATCTGCTGGGACTGGCAATGCAATTGCAGTAGCAGAAGTAGTACCACCAGTTGCCGATACAGTGGCAACGGTTAGTGTCTGGGTGTTAGCAGATGCTGCAACACCAGCTAGGCCTAGGGTCAATGCTGCGACCAGGCCAATTGCTAGCTTATTAAGCTTCATTGGTTTTCTCCTTAGTTTGAATCTAGATTAGATCGAATCTAGCCAAGTATTCTTTGACATCATTTGGCATAGGCTTATATTTTATCACACCGTTAGTATTTTCGTCAAGGCTTTCTTTTGGCCTATCTCTAAATGTGTGAATGTCAACTTCAAGGTTAAGGTCTCTTGGTGTGTGAGATATGGCACCAAAGACTGCACCACACACGGCATCGGCAAGGTCCTTAGACTTTTTGCGAGGGTGGTCAACTTTATTGTTATTCATGATCTTAAGCTCTGTAAGTTCTTCGAACAAAAGATCAATCATTGGCATGGCCAGACGCTCTTCATAAACTAGCATAGCCATATCTTCATAGTGTTTCTTGGCAACAGAAACAGTTTCAGTTCTCATGCCTACCTGCTTCAGCTCATTCTGAATATCAAATGATTGCCAGCGGTCAAACGACACCATTCCAATATTAAATCCTTGTCTGCGTAAGTTTTGAATCCACTGCTTCACTTCTGAAAGATTTACTGGCCCTTCTGTTCTTGGTTCCCACCATGCAACGGCATCCACTACTACTACTGGAGCAATCTGCTGATAGTCCTTAAGTACCTGGATATTTACCCACTTGTCAACGTGAGCAATTGCGACTGCACACTTGTCATGCTTCTGTGCAAGGTCAGCGTGGACGTAGTAAATCTTATCTGGATCTGGTTTAAACGATTCGTCAAACCTCCTGATAGAATCTAAAGGATTACGAATTGTCATTGCAGCCTTGACCTTATCAGTCTGCTTAAAGAATCTATCAGACGAGAATGTTGGGATACACGCAAAGCGTTGCATGGCATCACCCATGTCTGTAAAGAACGCTAACTTAAAGTCATCAATCTTTCTTGTTGGGTTTACTACCCAGGTTGGTCTTTTTAGTGCAAACACACCAGGATACTTATAGCTTACGATAGTGTCTTCGTCCCATTCAATATCCAGGTAGTTCCCATCCTGAGTTTCTGGCAAGTCTGGATTCATAATAAATCTGTGAGTCTTTGCTACCACTTCTTTTTCTGCAATCGCAGCATCATACTTTGCAGAGATAAAGTCTCCAGGGAAACGTGGGAATGATAGGAGTGCAACTTTCCCAAGGTCTGGGAAACGAGAGTCTACAGAAGCACGGAAGGCTTTGTAGATATTGTCTGCCGTCTTACCCTGATCATTACCAGTTCCAACCTCTGTAGCAAATCCAGAGATCTCGTCAAGTACCGCAAGAATAAGGTTGAGACCCTCGTGTGACTCTCTTTCGGAGTGTCCTGAATAAACAGTGATAGACTTGTCAAATTCAATGGATTCTGCTTTTGGATTATACTTTCCAGCAAACCAAGGCGACCTCTCAATCTTAGTCTTAAAGCCTTTAAAGAATACATTTTTCGCTTGCTGGGCGTTAATCGCAACGTTAATAATGTCAATGGCATCGCCAGCAGGTTTACCAAAATACCGTGCAGGATCCTTAAGGCAAAGAAGTTTATAGACGATATAGGCACACGCAACTGTAGACGTAAAGTCTTTACCAGACCCCTTGCCCAGCTGAAGAATAACTTCGTTCTTAGTATACTTTTTATAATACCTTCTCCCCTCTGTATCGCCTAGAAGCTCAATAACGTCTTCTAGCTTATAGATCTGACTCATGGCCTCTACAATGTCATACTGCACGTCTGACAGCGGAGGCTGCCCAAGAAAGTCTTCACCTTCGACAAAAGTCTTTGCATCTACTGGACGCTCCTCAAAATTGTCAGACTTGAGTGCTTCTAAAAAATCATCAAACATTGTGGACTACCGTTATTACCTCTTTGTCTTTGGCTACGCTAGATAGCCTACGCATAATCTCATCTCTAATTTCTGGATGCTCGGCTGCAATGTCTTTAAGGATATTAACAAGAACCTCTTGCTTCCTTTCGATCTCAAGCATCTCTTCTGCTAGCTCTTTGTTTTCTAGTA